GGACTCTTTGGACCGTCTGATGGTGGCGGAGCTGACGACGATTATACCCCCTCAGGATTAAGCCGATGGGGTTGGTATCATATTCTCGAGGCCATTTCGGGGAATGATATAACGAAACACGAACTCGTTTTAGATACCCCAGCGACGGCGATTTTTACGCACCTGAGTTACATGAGGGATTTTAGCAGTGAGCAAACGCGAATAATGAAAACGACTTTTAGAAAATGATACCGCAAATAAGTTATAACGTTTTAATTGATAGGTTCCGAGCGTTCGCCGAGGCCCATTTTTTAATTAAGGGTTTCTCGCATGGGGATTTGTCCAATATCGACATTGAAAAGGAGGTCGAGTTTCCTTGGATGCACGTTTTACCCGTGGAGGTGGAACCACGAGCGGGGACGCGCCTTTATTCGTTCGTAATAATCTTCGCCGACCTCCCGAGGGATAAGGAAACGCCCGCCGAATATCAGCGCGAATGTATTTCGGACTGTATTAAGCTCGCCGAGGATTTGTTGGCTGAGGTTCAAAACGGGCAAATCGTTTTCGGGCCGTTCGTGGAGTTGGATGGGGGCGCGAGTATCGAGGTTTTTATAAATGAGTTTAGTCATACTCTCGTAGGCGTAAATCTTCAATTAACGCTTTCCGTTCCTTGGGATTGGAGCGCGTGCGATATACCCGCCGATTTCACTATCGGGGGCTCAGGCTCAGGCGGTGAGGGCGTGGCGGTTGGGATTACCTTACAAACCAACGGCGTAAACAACGGGCTTCAAAGTTTGCTCAACTTGCAGCAAGGGACCAACGTCACGATAGTAGATAATGGCAACGGAACCGTTACGATAAATTCAACGGGAGGCGGTGGCGGAGGTGGGACGGTTACCTCAGTAGCCTTAACGGTCCCCTCGGCTTTTGCGGTTAGTGGATCGCCCATAACGGGAGCGGGGACCCTGGCGATTACAGGGGCGGGAACCTCGGGCGATTACATCGACGGAACGGGGGCGCTCCAAACGTTCCCAGCCATTCCAACGGCTCAGGGGTTGCAAGATGTTATAACAACCGACCCTGTATTAACTTCTGACAACACTATTGATTGCAACACATTCGGGCTAACTATTGACGGCACGTCAAACTTTACCGTTAACTCAACTTCAAAAGTTGATATTAACGTAAGTTCGGACGCGTCGCTGGGTATTGACAGCGCTTCGGTAACGTTGCAAAAGGTAACGGGTACGACTCAAACTCAGGTTAGCGTCGATACCACAAAGGCCGCAATAAGCGCGAGCGAATCGGCCTCGGCTAATGAAACCTCGTTAACGCTTTTCCCGAATTCGGCCCGCCTTAAAACGCCAAACGTAAACGACGCGACGGCTACGGTCGGCCAAGTGCTCACGCTCAGCAACGCGGGAACGGGTGAGGTGGAATTTACCACGGTGGGCGGTGGCGGTTCGGTTACGTCGGTAGGCCTAACCATGCCGAGCGCGTTCACGGTGGCAGGCTCACCCGTAACCACGGCGGGAACGCTTGCGGTAACGGGCGCGGGTGTAGCGTCGCAATATGTACGGGGCGACGGAACGCTCGCTAACTTTCCAACGGGCGGCGGCGGGGGCGCCTCAGTTAATTATTATTTAAACGGTAGCGTTGCGCAAGGCACTATTGGAGGCGCTACATTTCATCAATTAAGTAAAACGGCTATCATAGGTACGGGAACGGATTTCGTTCGAACTAACGGGGCGGGAAATGGATACATAGCTCAATTTATTACGGATATAAACGACCCCGCTTTACTTTTAATCCCCTCGGGAAATTGGCATTTCGAAACGTTTTTTAGCGCGTCAAGCAGTGGGGGAAATCCCTCTTTTTATATTGAATTATATAAATATAATGGAGTGACGTTAACGTTAATCGCAAGCAACTCGGCCAACCCCGAGGGCATTACGGCGGGGACCGTAATTGATTTATATACGTCGGTTATAAGCGTGCCCGCTACGGTTCTAACTGCGAGCGATAGGATAGCTATCCGAATTTTTGTAAATACGAGCGGACGAACGTTAACGCTCCACACTGAGGGCCCTCACCTCAGCGAAATAACGACGACGTTTAGCACAGGCATAACGGCGTTAAACAGTTTAACGGCTCAGGTGCAAAGCCTAACCACGGGAACGGCGGGGACGGATTTCGCGATCAACTCAGCGGCAAGCGTTCACACGTTTAATCTACCAACGGCGAGCGCGGCAAATCGGGGCGCGTTATCAAGTGCGGATTGGTCGACGTTCAATAGTAAACAAAATTCTATTGGATTAACTACGGTTGGGACCAACCTCGCCACGCTTCCGAACCCGAGCGCGGTTCGATACCTCAGAATAAACGCCGATAATACGGTCGCGGCTTTGACCCTGGCGGAGTTGAAAACCGACCTTTCGCTCGGCTCGGATATTACGCTCGTTGTGGCTTCGAACGTGGTAAACGTTGGAACGACTTTCGAGGACGTCACGGGCTTGAGCTTTGCGGTTACGGCGGGTAAAACGTACAAATGGCGCGCGACGATTAGTTTCGGCGCCGTTTCAGGGACGGGAATGTTTTCAACCAACGGCCCAGCTACGACGCTTAATAACTCGCGATTTACGATAACAACAAACGCGACGGCTAACGCGGTGAGTAATCAAGTTACATACGATAGCGGTACAAACGTAGTCGTAACAAGTAACGGATTGGCTACGGCCGACGGCATAGTGAAGGTAAGCGCATCAGGTACATGGACAATTCGCTTTCGATGCTCAGTCGGTGGTAACTTAACAGTAAGAGCGGGCAGCGTTCTTGAATATTCAGAGGTATTATAATGGCAAAACTCGAAACATATAAACCCGTTTTAGATGAATTCGGGGCGCGAGTAATTAAACGCGCTCAAGCGAATCTAAGAAAGAAACGCACCATTCGCGGGCGGTCCGTTAACCGTGTTTATCGGGGTAATTTATTGGCCGCGTTAACTTGGGGATATTTCAAACGAGGCCCGCAAATATTACAATGGTTTGGAGTTAAGCCAAACGACCCCACACGTAACTACGCCGACGTTATCGAAAAGGGACGCCGCCCAAATAACGACCCGAAAACGTGGCCGCCCGTTTCGCCGATTTACGATTGGATGAAAGCGAAAAGTTTGTTTAAATCAGATAACCAAAAAACGAAACTTTGGGAAGCCGCGAGAATGGCTCGCCGAATCGGAACCCGTGGCATCGTTGGAATCGATTACATGCGCGACGCGTTCCAAGATGAATTTAGAAAAAGCGGTAAGGAATTCCGTTTATTTTATCAGAAAGAAATATTTAAACAGGCTCGACTAAAGGCCGATAAATACATTAAATAAAAATGGCGTTAACGATTAACGAACAGCCCTACGATTGGACGCCACGCGGCCAAAAGCTAATTTACGATTTAACGAGCACAAACAGCGGAAACGCTGGGTTTCGATTTGGTATTGAGGTCACCGATACGGCGAGCGGAAAGGTTTATTTTTTCTACTTACAACCGAGCCCCGATGGACATATTTATTTTGATTTAAGCCCGCTCGTTAACTTGCATAATTACGAGGGGACCAACGTCCACATTTCAACCGCCGCAACTTATACGGAAACGGTCGGCAATGGGTGGAACCTTTACGAGTTAGTTTTTTCTGAGTGGTGGATCGTGGACGGGGTGCTCACTCAAAACGAGGGCGTAGATGAAACCACCGAAACAGCCGTATTTAATGCATACTATCAACCAACGGACGGATTTCGCCCCAACGTTTTCGGGAGTGCGAATTTCAATATTAGATTTTCACTCAATAGCGCCAACGCTTACGCCATGAGCGACCGTAAAACTAACACCCACGTTTGGCCGCTTGCGGAAAGTATGGGGATAACGCTAACCGCTGGGCAAGTATTTATTCCCACGCTCGAAAGTGATTACGGGTTATTGATGGTCCCAGGAGTTGCGACGTATTTATCGCCAACGCTTGCGGCTAAATATCGCGTTACACTCGTTAGCGCCACGGGTTCCACCTCAATATTAGAGGTTAATTTCGCGGAAAACATTCTCGAGGGGATTCCTTGCGGGCCTCAGAATCTAAAAAATAGCACGGTCCCAAGTATGCCCGACCCAACATCGAGTCCAGGATGGCGTTATTATATTATTCAATGTTACTCAAAGGCCTCAGCACAGGCGAGCGTTCGTTATTACTTTTACAACGCCGAATATTACGGGCAGTACGATTGTCGTTACGATAACGTTCGGCTCGCATTTGTAAACTCTCGAGGCGGTTGGGATTATTTCAATTTCATAAAGAAAAGCGAAATAACGGATAACGTGGAACGTAAACAGTTTAAGCGCGTTTTATTCAATGGCACGTCGTCAATATTCACACAATACGACCGCCAGCTTTACGACCGCCAAAACATCGTAACTCAAACGCTAACCGTTACCTCGGATTGGCTTCAGGAAAACGAATATATATTTTTAAGGTCGCTCCTCGCCTCGAATCAGGTGCAAATATTATCGGGTACGGATATGAGGCCCGTATCGTTAACGGAAACGAGTTTTTTGGAGCGCCGCGAGCGGAACGGAAAGTTATATAACGTAACTCTGAAATTGAGTTATAGCCAAGATTATTGGACATGATAAATGAAGTTCATTTAATAGTTAGAAGAGGCCAAAACATTGAGGCTACCTTTGAGGAGCCTACGGGCGTTTTGGGGTTTCCTACCAATAAAATCGGCGTTAACTTTTTCGAGGGTCTCTTTTCGCTAGTTGGGTTACCGATTACGATTATAGCGGCCGATTTAACCGAATACGATGGGGGGTTAATTAACGGGGTAACTTTTGAGAACGTTTGGCCTGGGCTTTACGAAATTAATTACGACATTTCTATCGATTTACCCAACTGGGACGGCGCCACGTTTCGAATCGGCGCGGTCGAGGAAACTTATTTGGATTTGTACCCGCTCGAATCCATTTCGCAAAATTGGGCGTTTCAGGATGTGGGGAATTTTCAGGCGCTGGGCGATTTTACGCGCGAGTTTCGAATCCCCGCGAGCGACCGTAATATTACCGTTTTCGGTTTTTTGGATGACTCGAATTATTTAGATTCTGAAAATATTTACGCTACCAAAGTAGCGGCCGAAATTCGGGTCGATACGGTGCCCATCGTTAGGGGTCATTTGCGGGTAATGAAAACGTTTCGCCAAAATGATTTGTTAACGGACATTCTCGTTACGTTCTACGGTGAGACGCCCGATTTATTCCGCTCGATTGGGGACGGCTTACTCGGGACTATTTCGCGGCTTCCGAGTTATAACCACGTTATAAATTATGGAATAACTCAGGACGATTTTATTATCGAAACGGGAGTAATGGCTACCAACGTAAATATTGGCGAAACTGATTTCTTTTACCCGTTACCCGTAACGCCTGAGTTGATTGGCTTTACAATTCGATTTGATAACGGAACGAATATAACTAACCGCGTAATTACATCGGTCGACGTCGCGAATAGTTTAATTCAATGGGCTATTGGCTCAAGTTATAATTACACGGCGGGCGACATTTGGAGCTTAGTAGATTTAGACCTCGGGAATTCCGTTCAATGGGGCTTAGTTGATCGCGGCCAAAATTGGGACCAACTTGGGAGCCCAAATTCGAGGCCCGTTAGTAATTCCGAGCAACCTATTTACGCCGCTGATTTAACGCCGTTTTTAAACGCTTGGGAATTATTCGAGGGTATTATAACGGACGCGGGTTTTACTTTGCTTCCGACCCCCTTAGAATCTATTTTAACGGGGTATTGGGTTCCGTGGATAAATAGCCAGCGCGTAATAACTGAGGAAACCGCCTCAGATATTTATTTTAACGCGGGATTAACTGCCGCCACTACGGCCGTTACTGATAATAACCCGATTCCGTTCGGTTCGATAGTAGATAATGGGGGCAATTATAGCGCGACGGGTTTCGTGGCGCCGAATGATGGGTTTTACACGTTCCGTTTTTTTGCTCACGTCCAACCAACGGCGAGTTTTGGGGCGAATACTGCGGGAATTACGTTCCGTAGATATACGACGCCGCTCAATTATACGACCGTTGTTAATTTGGAAATCGCCGTTTCGGGAACGGACCAAAATAACGGGGTAATCCAAGCAATTCAATTTACTACGGACCCGCTATTTATGGAGGCGGGGGATGAAATGCGACCCTATTCGAGCTTTCCCGCCACGCCTTTATTTATCGGCTCAGCGACAAACGACCCGTTAACGGGCTCAGGTTGGGAGCTTGTGGATTATTTCAGGCTTTACGGGGATACTTTCGACGCTACGGCCAACGCGCCAATTATCAAAAAGATTGATTTCGTGCGGGACGTTTTAAATATGCACGCTGGCGTAATGATTCCAAGCCGCGACGTACCTCGGGAGGTTTTAATAGTGCCTATTAAGGATTATATAAATTCAGGCATTACCGAAAATTGGACCCAAAAGCTCGATATTTCCAAGGACGTAACCCTGAGCCCAACGACGGAATTTCAGAAAAGGAATTTCGATTTTAGTTATAAGGGCGGCGGCGATCAATTTAGCAAGTTTTTTCAGGATAACGGGCGCGTTTACGGACGGTTCCAAATATTGAATGGATATCAAACGAGCGCAACCGCTCAGCCCAACGAATTCGCAAACGGTGACCTGAAAATCCAACTCACCGCCGAAAGTACGCCAGCGACTTACGTCGACGGGAGCGCTATCGTTATACCGAAATTCATTAACCCCGCGCGCGAGTTCGTTATCCCGAATCTTCGCTTTTTATTCCTTGCTGATATTGCAACGGTGCAACTTTTCGACGATTACGCTCAGGACGTCGCGGCTACGGCGGTTAATATTTTCAATAATTACTCAAGCGTGGACGCAAGCGTCGCGGATTTCGATTTAAACTTTGCACCCGAGACGCCGTTACATGCGATAACCGCCCCGCCTTTTCGAAATCTATTCAACGAATATTGGCGCCCGTATTTAAACGGAATTTATTCGCCACAGGCTCGAATAATGGAGGCCCATTTAGCGTTAGACTTTAGCGACGTTCTTTCCTTTGGTTTTAACAACCGCTATTGGATTAAGGACTCCTATTGGCGAATCCTCGAAATTTCCGATTATAAAATCGGGCTTCAGGAATCGACAAAACTCACCCTTTTAAAGGTGCTCGAGGACGTTCCCGATTGCTCATTAGTTCCCGTTTCGGTAACCGTGACGGCGGGCCAAGTTCAGGAGGTAACATTCGAGGATTTCAACGGCGACCCTCAGCCCGCAAATCAAATATGTTGCGAGCGCTACGGGTATACGTGGAGCGAGGTCGACGGGGGTCGATGCCTTGCATTTGGTGAGGGTATCGATACGCCAGGAGGTCCAGGAGGTGGAGGCGCGGCGGCGGCTATCATGCTTGGAACCCCATCCGTAAACAGGCCAACGAATGTACTCGCCGCAACATCTAACGCTATTGTTAGCCCTGAAACATCGTTTAGCGTTTTAGCTGGTGAAAAGTTGACAATTGAGGACGGTAATATGGCCACGCTCGCCGTTGGATCAACATTAAAACTTGAGGGGGCAAATAAGGGAACGACAATTCTCGGCCGTAATGCTTACGCCAACGTTTTCGGGTTCCATTTCGGGGGCGGGGACCGTACGACCTCGGGTGACTTTGGAGCGGCTCAGGCGGGAACGGTTATATTTTCAAACGCTCGAGGATTTTCGGCCGTTTCTCAGGTGCTCGAGCTATTCCCCTCGAATGATGTCGCGGCTCGTTTATCTATTCCCGATTCAACTACGTGGGTAGTTGATTTCATTTTACACGCGAGCGACGTTAACGGCCTTTGGATTTACGAAACGGGTTCTTTTTACATGGAAAAAATCGGCGGTATAACGGCGGCATCGACGCCCGCCATTTTCGCGGGGGATAATAGTGGTACACTTTTAACGCTGGCGTTTACAATTGATACCGCAACGAATACCGCCGAGCACCGTTTTAAAGTAACCTCGGGCGGCTCGGGCTTTCCTTACGCTGGCGTTAACGTACTTTTGAGGCTTAACTATACACAAATCCGTTAAATGAAGGCGAACACAATAACCCCAACGTTAAAACTCCTCAGAATGGGCGTAAAATCAAAAACGCCGTCTCACGCTTTAAAGGGTAAACGCCTTTGGCTTTTCCGTTTATTTAAGTGGGGCTCATTTGCTGTTTGGTGGGGCTTCATTATTTACCTAATATTTAATTGGTGCAATGGCTGAGGAAAATTTAAAAGCTCAAGTAGTTTTAACGGTCGACGATTCGGGCGCTACCAAAAGTATCGACAACCTCACGGGCGCCATTAACGAGGCGGGGGCGTCGGCTCAGGGTTGGGCCCAGCAGGTCGGCGACCTTAAAAAACAATTAGCTTCAGTTGATCCAAGCTCGCGCGAATGGACTGAGCTCGCATTACAATACAAAGAACTCGGAGGCTCCTCGAAAGTGGTTAGCCAAAGCGTCGACGAATTAAAAGGGCGCTTGAATGATTTGGGGGCGAATGTACCCACGGAACCCGTTAAGAATTTCCGCCAGCAAATAAAGGATTTAACGAATGAGCTCCAAACTACTAACCTACCGAAAACCTCGGCGGAATATCAGCAACTAAAAACGCGGCTCGAGCAATTAAAGGACGCGCAAAAGGATTTTAACGAGGAAATCGGGGCCAACGCTGGGCCTGCTTTCGAAAGTGCGGGGAATAATTTAAGGAACCTCCAAAGCCGCCTCGGGTCGCTCGATTTCGCGGGGGCCGCTGATAGTATTAACGGGCTCGCGAAAAACGTTAAGGGGCTTAATTTCTCAGGTGCGACGGAAGGCTCGGGGGCGTTTACAAAATCGGTTTTAAATCTCGGAAAAGCGTTATTAACGAACCCCATTTTTTTAATTGGTGGCATCATCGCGTTAATCGTAACGAATTTCGATAAACTCGCGAACGTCATTCCTGGCGTTGGAATTGCTTTCGAGGCGATTGGTAAGGTCGTTGGATTTGTCAAAGATGCGATTACAGGATTTACCGACGCTATCGGATTAACGGCGGTCGCGGCGGCTGATGCTGTGGATTCAGCTATCGCGAACCTCGAGGGGAATCAGAAAAAACTCGACAACGCGCGCCGTTTGGCGGTGGCCAACGCTCAGAAAACAGGCGGGGACGTTGCGGCTATAAATGCCGAATATCGAAAACTCGAAATAGCCGAAAATGAGAAGGTAATTAACGAGGCCAATAACCTCGAAAAAATTGGAACGCTTTTAACAAAAGAGCAACTCGATGCACGCGCCAAAGCTATCGCGGCAAATACTGAGATTAATATTAAAAGCGCCGAGGATGAAGCGGCGGGGGTGGCAAAAGCTCGAGAAGATGCCGAAAAGGCGGAGGCCGACCGTATCGAAAAGGCAAAGCAAGCGGCCCAGCAACGCGCCCAACAAATTAAACAAAACGAGGCCGAGGTAACTCAGGCAATTAAGGACGCCCGCGAGGCTCGTTTTCAGGCGGGCTTGAGTGATGAAGATAAGGAGCTCCGCCAACTCGATTTAAAATATGAAAAGTTAAAAACCCAAGCGGGAAACAATCAAAAATTAATAAACCAAATCGCGGAGGAAAAGGAAGCCGAGCGCCTTGGGGTATTAAAAAAATATTCGGATTTAGAACTCGCCCAGCAAGCGGAAAAGGATAAGGCGCTCGCGGATCAAGTCCGCCAAAACGCAATTAATGAAGCGGCCGAGCTTGAGGCGCTTGAGGAGCAAAATTTCCAAGCGGGGTTAAGCGCAAAGGACCGCGAATTACAGGCGCTTAGAGACTCATATTTCGAGCGAATCGAAATATTAAAGGCGGCGGGCGCTGATGCGGCCAACCTCGAAAACGAGTTATTGACTAAGGAGGGGGAAATCCGCCAAAAGTATCGGGATGAGGAAACGAAAAAACGCGAGGATGAGGCCAAAAAGGAAGCGGATAAGGCGAAACAATTAAGCGACGCCCGAATCCAAGCCGCCACAAATACCGTATCGACCCTCCTTTCGTTAAACGAGGCTTTCGCGGGGAAAAGCCAGCAAAGCCAAAAGGCCGCATTTCAGCGCCAAAAAGCCCTCCAAATCGCTCAGACGGGTATTGAGACGTATAAAGCCGCGCAAGGGGCTTACGCCTCCCAATTAATTCCTGGCGATCCCACGAGCGTACCGCGTGCATTTATCGCGGCGGCGGCAGCTGTGGCGGCGGGATTGGCTAACGTGGCAAAGATTAAGGCCACTACATTCAGTTCACCCGCCCCAAGTGGTGGAAGTAATACTAGCGTCCCAAGCCTAAGCGCTCAAGGCGTGGCGGCGACGGGTGGAACCGTTCCCGATTTTAACCCGCTGGCGGCGTTTAATATTCAGAACCAACCTCAGCAAGCGACGCCCGCATATGTGCTCGCGGGTGACGTGGCGAGTTCACTTGAGGCGCGGGCAAAGGTTCAGGATTTGGCGCGACTATAAAAAGAAAAGCCCCCACGTTTGGAGGCTTAACCCATATTTTAACACTGAAAACTAGTAACGTCACAAATATAAAAAAAAGATGGATTCGAAAAAAATATTTAAGTGTGTAATCGGGCCCGAGGGTAGCCTCGGAGTTGAGGCGATTTCGTTAGTGGAATTTCCCGCTATTGAGTCGAATTGGATAGCCTTAAAAAAGGAAGTAAAACTCGAGGCGCTCGATAACGAGAGGCGTATGTTATACGGCCCCGCGCTGATTCCTGATAAGCCAATTTTGAGAATCGATAAGGAAACGGGAGAGGAGTATTATATCGTTTTCGACCGCGAAACAATTTATAACTGCGCTCATGCATTCATGAAAAACGGGTTTCAAAATGCCCATACTTTTGAACATTTGAAACCTATCGAGGGCGTTACCGTAGTAGAGTCATGGTATAAAGAGGGTGAGAATGATAAGAGCGTCCATTTGGGTATGGATGTACCCGTTGGGACGTGGTTAATAGGCTCGAAAGTAGATAACCCCGAAATATGGGCGAACGTCAAATCGGGGAAAGTAAAAGGATTTTCAATAGAGGGATACTTTGACCACGTGGGGTTGAACATGGGCGCCGTGAGCCCTGAGGCTTTGGCATTACAGGAAATCGAAAGGTTATTTAATTCGCTTTAAAATATCGCCGAAAGGTGAGTTTCTGGTTCAAGTGTTTAAGGGTGAAGCTAAAAAGGGTTCCTAACGAGGGGCCCTTTTTTCGTGCAAAATGGGGAAATAAATAGGGCTTTCCGTTCCATACGCAAAACATTAAACGCATGTCAAAAACCAATTTAAAAGATTCTTTGAAAAATATATTTTCAAAGTTTGGGATTGATCCAAGCGTTCACGGTATAAAGCTCGAGGAAGTTAAGCTCGAAACGGAAGGCAAATTAATGGATGGAACTCCCATTTATACAAGCGCCGAAAGTTTCGCCATTGGCGCCGAGGTTTACACTAAGGACGCCGAGGGTAATATGGTCCCCGCAACCGCTGGCCGTTACGAGCTCGAAAGCGGTGAATTTATCGACGTTAACGAGGCGTCACAAATCGCCGAAATGGGCCTCCCCGAAATGGAGGAGGAAATGAGCTCGGACGATTTGCTGAGCGCCATTAACAAACTGAGCGAACGCGTTTCAACCCTTGAGGGTGAAAAAACGGTTTTGGAAACTGAGCTCGCCACGGTGAAAAATCAGGCCGCAAAAGCTACCGAAAACCTCGGAGCGGTTAAGGCTGAATTAGCCGCCGTAAAAAAGCAACCCGCGACCGTATCGGTTAAAGAAAAAAATCCAACTCGCGTAATTCTCGGCGAGCAAAAAGCGGAAAAGCCATTTAACCAAATGACGCTCCGTGAACGTATTATAAATAATATCGAAAAAATTAAATAAATTTTAAAAAATGCCAACTACTGCAAATTTAACTACTACCTACGCGGGAAAATACGCGGGTGAGTATATCAAAGCGGCGTTCCTTGCGAACGAATCTTTGCAACACGTAACCGTTAAAGAAAATATCGATTATAAGCAAGTCGTAAAAAAGCTCGTCGATAATATCACTTTTGAGGCTCCGACGTGCGACTTTACGCCGCTGGGTACGGTGACAATTACCGAACGTACTTTGACGCTTGAGAAATTCCAAGTTCAACGCAACTTGTGTAAAAACACTTTCCTAGCGGATTGGGGCGCGAACTACGTTCAAAACGGTGAGCTCGAGCCAGCTTTGAGCGAAACTTTGATCGCTAACATGCTCGAGGGAATCGCGGCGAAAAATGAAGAGATTTTGTGGACGGGTGTTAACGCTACGGCGGGTCAATACGACGGACTTTTGACCCTCATGAACGCGGGCGGTTCGGGCGTTAATTTCGTAGCTACCCCCGTAGCTATCGATTCCACTAACGTAATCGCTAAAATCGCTTTGACCGTTGCGGATTGCCCAACGGCCGTTAAGCGTTCTACCGAAAAGCCTGTTATTTACATCGCCCAAAACGTTTGGGAAGCATTTATGCAAGCAAGCGCGGCGGCGGGTAATGGTTGGTACACTTACGGCGGTCCTGAAATGCCTAAATCTTATTTAGGTTATCAGTTGGCTATTTGCCCAGGCATGCCCGATGATACCATCGTTATGGCTCAAAAATCAAACCTTTGGTTCGGTACAAACGTGCTGAGCGATTGGAATAATATTCAGGTTGTGGATATGGGCCAATTTGCTGAGGATAACGTTCGCTTTAGCGCGAAGTTCTTTGCGGGTGCTCAGTTCGGTATCGGAAACGAAATCGCCGCTTACGGTACTTGGTTCTAAAAAATTAAATAGGGGGCGTAAAAACCCCCTTTAAACCATTAAAAATCAACATATTATGCCATGTTTACTGAGTGCGGGCTTCATGCTCGATTGTAACGAGGGGGTCGGCGGCGTCAAAAACGTATATTTTGCGAATTGGGAATTTTTCTCGAGCGGAATTACGTTAGATGCAAATGGAATCATTGACGGACTGCCAGGAGTGGCGGGAAGCGTTGACGTTTTCCAATATCAGCCGAATCGAAACACGGGAGCGGTAACAGTAGTTCCAACCGCTAACCTCGAAAATGGGACTTTATACTACGATCAAACGGTCGAGCTCACTTTGGGCAAACTTTCCAACGATAAGAAAAAAGAACTCGAGCAAATGAGCAAAGCGAAACTAATTGTTTTCGTTGAATTGTACGATAACCAAATCGTTTGTGTAGGACGTACCGACGGCGCGTTTTTAACGACGGGTTCTTATCAATCAGGAAAGGCGAAAGGCGACCTTAACGGTTACCAAATTACCGTTAACGCTCAGGAGCCAGGCCAACCCGATTTCCTTGAGGCTTTTACTTCGGTTCCTTTCGATAATTTCGCGGGTATTGCCGTAGTTCAATAATATTCGTTAAAGGGGTTCTATATTTAAAACGGGGGCGGGCGTCAAAACTCGCCCCTTTTTTGTAAAACGATGAATTATTTAAATACAAATCAGGCGGGGCAAACTTTATATTTAAGTTTGAACGAATCGCGGCAATATTTCGCGATCGCTTTTACCCATTATTTATTTATTTTAATTCACGAGGAAAATTCCACCGCTGGCGAGGAGCTCGCCCAAGTCCCCACGATTGTAATCGAAAACCAACGAATAACCCAATTAACCGTAACGACGTTCGGGCTTACGCTTCCTGGCCGCTATCGCTTCTATGTTTACGGCCAAAATTCAGGCGTAAATTTAGACCCAACTAACGCGGCGGTCGTTGGCCTTTGCCGCATCGGTTGGCTCGATTTAAAGAGCTCGACGATTTATTATGACGTCCCAACGATAACCATTAACGACGATATTATTTACAATGGAAACCCATAACGTTAAACGATTAAACCTAGCCGATTACACGGTTAGAAGCTCAGCCGAAAAAACCGACCGTTCGGGGTGGGTTAATTATGGCGTCGATAATCTTTTCCCTCAGTATTTATCTGAGCTCGCCGCCACGGGAGCCGTTCACGGTTCGCTGTGTGTATCGATTGGCGACATGTTCGCGGGGAAAGGGCTCGAGGCTGGCGTTTATAACAAACGACTCGAGGCGCTCAGCGCTTACGATGTTTTTTATGGGTGTGCTCATGATTACAAAAAATACGGCGGTTATTACATTGAGGTAATTTATTCAGTTGATCGCCAAAACATCGCGAAAATTCGCCATTTACCCTTTGAGGAGTGCCGAATAGCGGTCGCGAGTGAGGACGAGGAAATCGTCGGCGTTTATCATTCCAACGATTGGGCGAACACGCGTAAAAAAAGGAATAAGCCCGAATTTTTACCCGTATTTAATCCAACGAATAACGGCGAGGAGCCGAGACAAATATTTTATAAGTTCGCATATTGCGGCGCGAATATTTACCCGCGCCCTGATTATTACTCGGCAATTAATTCTATTGAATTGGCGCGCGAAATTAGCGTTTATCACGTTAATAATATTATGAATGGTTTGAGTCCGTCCATGATTGTAAGCCTATTCCAAGGCGCCCCCGCTCCTGATGAACAACAGCAAATAAAAAGGGATTGGGAACGTGAATTAACGGGCGCTCGCAACGCGGGTAAGTTTATAATGACGTTTAACGAGCGGGACACGCCAAAGCCTGAAATAACTACTTTCCCGCTCAGCGACGCCGATAAACAATACGAGTTTCTATCGAAAGAATCGACCTCGTTAATCATGGTCGCTCACCGCGTAGTAACTCCTTTGTTATTTGGTATTCGCGACGTGGGCGGTGGGTTCGGTTCGAATAAAGATGAAATGGCGGTGGGCCTTGAGATTTTTACAAATCAGGTCGTTGATCCTGCCCAGCGAAAACTAGCGGACGGGCTCGAGGAAATCTTGAGCTATGAAATGCCCAATATAACGATTACCGTTATTCCGAATTCGCCGCTCGTTTTAACGGCTCCCGTTAAGGTTGAGCCAACGCCAACCCCAGCCCCTCAGGCGCTCGAGGATGAAAAAAAAAAGCCCGTTTGCTGCGCGCGTGAAACCAACGAACTCGAGGAGCTGGGCTCGGAAATCGCCGAGGAGCTGATAGCCCTTGGAACGGACCCGCCCTCGGGTTATATTTTAATAGATTCCTATGAGGTCGATTATGAAAACGACGACGCCGAAAACGAGGAGCTCGTTAAAATAACCGCCCATGAGTTGGCATCGACGGGAAGAGCTCAAGCCATGCGGCCAAGCGAACAGGACGAAACGAATTACGCGGGCGTTACATTCATGACGCGGTATAGGTATAAAGGGCGCGCGTCCACTGAGCGCGAATTTTGTAAAAAGATGATTGCCGCCGATAAACTTTACAGGAAAGAAGATATTGAGGCAATGGAGGACAAAGCGGTAAATCGTGGGTGGGGTCCATACGGGACGGATTATTACTCGATTTGGCTTTATAAAGGCGGCGGTAACTGTTATCACTTTTGGCAAAAAGAGGTTTATATAAACGCGAAAGGAATTAACCCGCTCGCGAATGATTCCCAACAAATCGCGGTTAAAAAAGCCGAGCGGATGGGGTACACGGTGCGAAACGATATAAGGGTCGCGCTTTTGCCCGTGGATCAGGATTTTAACGGGTTTCTTCCTGATAACCCAATTTACGGCGTAAACGGTAAAAATTATAGAAGATAATGGCTGAAATACTTTTAATAAGCGACGTGTATATTAAAAAATATACCAACGTTAACGGGGCGGTCGACCCTAATTTACTTTATCCCTCAATTTATTTGGCTCAGGATAAATTTCTCGCGCCTTATTTGGGGACCAACCTTTACGAAAAGATTAAAAACGACGTCGCAAATAATACCCTCGCGGGCGATTATTTAACGCTCGTTGACGATTACGCGCGGCGCGTGGTTTTATGGTGGGCGATGGTCGAGGCGGCGCCAGCGTTAACCTATAAAATCGATAATGCGACGATGGTCCAAAGAACCTCCGAGGATTCTACGCCCGTGCCCGATGTCGTGTTTAAAGATCAATTAAATAAATGGCAACAAAACGCCGAGCATTATACGAGTTTAATGGTGGATTACTTATGCGCGAACTCGGCTTTATTCCCCGAATATTCGAATAACGTTTGGCCTCAGCGTTGCCCGATAGGTATAACAAAAGGTTCGAACACTTATCTTTTTAGTTCGGGAAATACCGCCTCGAGCCGTACTTATGGCGTAAGGCGAATTAACCAAATTCCCTAACTGATGAAAAAACTAACTGAAAAAAAGCGCGTGCAACTTGAGGCGCTCAAGCGGTACGAAAAGGAGCTTTTATTAAAAACTAAACTACGAAAATGAGCTTTCTCGATGCTTTCGCGGATTTCCTTTCGAACGTTCAAAATTGGGTGTTCGGTATCGTGCTGGGTACGATGGGGAAAATTAGTTACATGTTATATATGAAAAGAACCCTAACCGTTATTCAATGGGTGGCGGTAATCGGGCTTTCCGTTTTTTCGGGTTATATGACTTCCATCTACTGCGAAAATAACGGGTTCGGTGTTGAAGCCAGCTGGGCCGTTCCAATGGCGACGCTAATGGGCGAGAAACTGTTTATTTACGTCATGGCTAATTATAAAAAGATTTTTACGGGAATACTTTCTTTTTTCATGCCTAAAAAGTGAGCAAAAAAAACCCAAATAAGAAACCCGTCGGCGAACGGATTAAGGGCTCGAAATTCGGCTCATTTATTCGGGATAAGGTGAAACCCGTCGCGGGCGATATTCTCGAAATAGCGGGCGATATTACGGGCGTTCAAGCCCTTGAGACGGTGGGCGCGTGGCTTAACGGCCAAAAGCATAAAAGCGACGAACATAACGCCCTTGCTTTGGAGTTCGAAAAGTTGCGTTTAAACTTTGAGCTTGAAATGACGCGGCTCGATTTAACTACGGAGCTCGAATTTTACCGCGCTGAGGTCGACGATCGCAAAAGCGCCCGCGAACGTGAGGCGGCTTTCCTGAGTGCAACGGGTAAACGAGATTGGCTTTTCGCCGCCGTGGTAATTATAGGGCTCAGCCTATTAATTGGCGTCGTTTTATCGTTAATCTTTATCGTAATTCCCCACGAAAACCAACGGCTCGCCGATATGACTTTCGGGAGCGTGCTATCGATTGGAACCTCGATTTTTGCTTACTACGTTGGAAGCTCTCGGGGCTCACGAATGAAGGACGAAACATTAAGGAAATGGCAAGCCGAAAACTAACCGATTGCGATTACCGACTCCAAAGGGCGTACACGCTGGCGGCTCATGAATTTCGGGCGATGTACCCCAACGACCCCCAACCCTTTTTAACGTGTACGTTTAGAAGTAACGAGGAACAGGCCGAACTCTACGCCAAGGGCCGAACGGCGCCAGGAAAGATAGTTACCAATATCAGGAAAGGGGGAAAACACAACGTTAAACCCGCTCAGGCTTTCGACATTGCTTTTAAAAACTCGGAAGGGGTTCTCGATTGGGACGGTGATTTATTCGCCAAATTTGCGGCGATTATAAAGGCAAATTTTAACGGCCTGATAAAATGGGGGGGCGATTGGAAAAGATTCCCCGACCGCCCCCATTTTGAAATTTAAGGCTTATTATAAATCTCATTCCCCGTTAGTTCGTACAAACGTTTATTTATTACCCTCAGGCGTTTATAGTTGTGGGCGTAGGCTCGCGTGGTGTAATCGAATTCGCATTTAAGGAGCTCAATCCGCTCAGCCCTCAGCGCGTTAATTTCCGCGGTGAGTTTAAACGTTTCATCTAACAGGGCTTTCTTCATAATTCGCGGTCCTGTAAATTTTGCGCGAGGTGGCGCGCTTCCCTTAGGCCTTGAATGTACCCGCGTAATCCGTCAGAAAGCTCAGTATTTCGGCCGTCATAGTTGGAAATTAAAGCCGTGAGTTGGTCGATCAACTCAGAAAGGGAGGTCGTTGGATTGGCTTCCATTTGCTGGCGTTTCGGTTTGTTTCTTTTCGCTGATTTGGAGGCTTAGGAATTTACCACTTTTCCCCTCTTTTACCCACGCGCTGAGGCGCATTTCGCGGCCGTTAACGATAACGGACCCGCCATAATCGGGGGATTTCTCATTTTGCTTTTTGTCGTTTCTGAAAAGGGAACCTTGCCCCTCCTTTGCTTGAAAATTACTCATTTATTTAAATTTTAAGGGTTAACTATTCAATTTCCAACGGTCCTCACCCGTTAGTTTATAAAGCTCGGCCATTATTGACCATTGGCGGGCGTTTTCGGTTACGCATGGGCGGAGTGATCGCCGCGCCATGAGGATAAATAACTCGTTTTTTAATTCCTTTATTCGTTCCTCGTTTTCCATTCTTTGACCAACTTTTTATAATGTTCGGTTTTTTCCTTTATTTCCTCAAGGCTAAGCCTCAGCGGCTCGTTTCGAATCGTCATTAATTTACTCGCCCGCTCGAATCCGATTCGTTCGGTTAATCTTGGGGAATATTCTAATAAATTCCCGTGTCGATGCTGGTTACATTCGACACATTGGCCGTGAACGTTATCCTCGTTAAATCTTAGGTTAGGATAAGCCCCCACGCTATAAAAGTGCCCAGCGTCATATTTAGCGGGGAGGGTTCGCCCGCAAGATATACACGGCTCGTTTTTATCCCTGAGCCTGATGAATTCGTTAAAAACCTTTTGAAGCTCGCGCCGATACTCCGAAACGCTTTTAATGTTTTTCCTCATTCGCTTAATTTCCCGTTTGGCTTTTTTTCGCTCAGTAACGCGGCCCCATTCAATTAAACATTGGGGCTTTGTGCAAGTTGCTTGCAAGCTCGAGTAAGTTGGCGTAAAGGGCGCCTTACAAATTTTGCAACGTTTCATTCGAACAAATTTAATTGGTTCGGGGCGGTTGGCTCGGGTTCGGGCGCTGGGTTCCATACGTAATTTTGAATCCTCGCGCGGCTGATTTTGCAATATTCGGGGTCGAATTCGAGGCCCACTTAATTAAAGCCCTCAAGTTTACACGCGACGCCCGTCGTTCCTGAGCCGTTAAAGGGGTCGAGGACGGTCCCGTCTTTGGGCGTTACTAACTTAACGAGGTACCTCATTAAATCGACGGGTTTAACGGTGGGGTGAAAATTACCGCGCCCCTCAGATTCTCTGCCTCCATCCCTCAAATCGCCAACGCCCGCCGTTTTTGCCTCGAATCCTTTTAACCCGTTATCCCTTTCGCTTTTCGAGGCTTTCGGGCAGTAGAAAAAACGCGCGGCGCTTTCCTCGTTTTCGTTGGGGAATAAGTTTAAAACATCTTCGCTCCCGTCGTGAATTAAGTTAGCGGGCCAGCGGCCTTCAATTTCCCCAATTTCACAACCCTTAATAGTGTTTAATATCGTTCCTTTAAATAATCCTTGGCCTTTTGCTTCATTTGGTGCGCTGATAAATTTGGCGACCTTTTCGGTTCCAACCCTCGCCCCGTCGATATTTAGCCCGCCCGTTCCGTATTTTAAAACGTTGGCCGCGACGGTTGTCTCTATTGGTTTACGGGCGACCGTTATCGGCTCAAGCGCGGGTTTTAAAGCCGTCCCCCAGCCCTCCCATTCCTTGACGGCGTCGGTTGCGGGGGCGGTTAAATTCCATTGCCCTAAATAATCTCCATAACTATTTTTACCTTCCGCTTTTGTACTAACGCCAAAATTTTCGGCCGTTCCCGTTATTTCCCGCTCAGCCCCAGCCGCTTTGTCGATTGCTTTGCCAATATCCAAACTTTTAGGAAAGCCTGAGCCGTAAACCCATGCGATTAAATCGCGAATTTCAAAGCCCGCGTCCTCGATATTTACCGCCATTCGGTGCTGAGTTCGGGTCCCCGCAAATGCGAGCAAATGTCCGCCAGGTTTCAGAACCCTAAAAACCTCGGCCCAAAGTTCAACCCGCGGGACATCGTAATCCCATTTTTTACCCATAAAAGAAAGCCCATAAGGCGGGTCGGTAACGACGGCGTCGAAATAATTATCGGGGTACGTTTTGAGCGTGGCGAGGTTATCGCCCTCAATTACTTGTTGGCTCATTGGATCGCTTTTAAAACGGTTTTCGGAATTCTTTTAACCTCAGCGCCCCACGCTTTCCACGCTGGGCCGATTTGGCCGACGTATTTCGCGCGGCCGCTTTTCACGTGGAAAAGTTGGTTTTCCTTGAGGACGTCAAACGATCCATCGGAGTTTTTAAATGCTTTCATATTTTTCTATCGCTTTAAATATTTCATGTACAACCTGAGGGACGACCGCGTTACCGTAAGCCTTTATTGATTCGGCTCGCCATTTTGAAAAGGTAACTCCGTCCAATTCGGAGGGAAACCCATCATTTCCGCCACAAAGCGGGGATTGAGTTGGGAAGTTTTCCCAGTTATCTCTCGCGCTCGTTTTGTTAGTGAATCCTGGGTTTCTAATCCCGTCAACTTTTCCCCGCAATCCGAGGCCATTGGCGTTGGTAACATTCCCTCCGTCATCATTCGCGTTAGCGTCATGGAGTGCATTGATCCCGCTTTTACTTGGCTCGATTTCATGTTGGCCGTCGCGTTGCTCGAGTCCATCGCGGTCGGCGTGGGAAGCATTCCCATAACCGCTTTCGCTTGTAAACACGTCCCCCCTTGTTTGAATTTCGTATTTTGTTGGTGCGCCGTCATGGTAGGCAATAAACCAAATTCGCTCGCGTTGGTGCGGCGCATTTGTCGCGCTTGCAGATATAATAAAGGGCGCGACCGAATACCCAAGATTTTCCAAGTCAGAACACACCTCTTCGAATACCATTCCCCCGTTCCAAGTAGTAAGCCCGCGAACGTTTTCGCCCACGACGTAACGCGGGGCAATCTCTCGAATTGCGCGACACATCTCGGGCCATAAATGGCGTTCGTCCTCTTTTCCGAGGCGCTTCCCCGCCTTTGAGTAGGGCTGACATGGGAATCCTCCGCTGAGAATATCAATTTCGTTTGCATATTTTTTAAAATCCGTTTTAGTTATATCGTGAAAAGATTCGGCATTAGGCCAATAATATTTTAAAACGCGCTTTCCGAATTCGTTCCACTCACAATGAAAAACGTTTTCCCATCCCATCCACTCAGCGGCGAGGTCGAAACCTCCGATTCCTGAAAATAACGATCCATGTTTCATAGTTCAAAAATATCGTTATTGTTATTGAGTTGGCTCGTGTAATGCATCGTCTCGGGGGTGAAATTAACGCCAAGCATTCCCGTGCGTCCGTTACGATGTTTGGCGATTATAAACTCGGCTCCGTTAATTGGGGCGTTGGTGTCATAGTAACCCGCGCGGTAAAGAAACGCCACGACGTCGGCATCCTGTTCGAGGCTCCCCGAATCGCGCAAATCGGAAAGGAGCGGCCGTTTATCTTGGCGGGCCTCTACTGCTCGGCTGAGTTGGCTTAATGCAATTACGGGAATGGCGTTTTCTTTTGCGATTAATTTTAACCCCCTCGAAATCGTGCTTATTTCCTGTTCACGGGAGCCGAAATTTTTCTTATTCCCCGCGCTTAGGAGTTGGACGTAATCAATAAACGCCGCTTTGACGTTAGAACGCTCGGCCAAAGTTCGAACGCGCGTTTTTAAATCGAGAATGGAAAGGCCTGGGCGGTCATCGATGTATATCGGGAGCGCGTTCAAACGGTCAACGGTTTGGTAATAGGTGCGCTTTTCGTCAGCGGTTAAGGTGTATTTCGAAAGTTTCTCGGCGTTCATTCCCGAAAGCATGGAGGCGAGCCTAAAAACAAGTTGGGCCCGTGACATTTCGAGTGAAAAGAACGCGACGGGGTAACCGCTTTGCGCCATGTTGAGCGCCACGCTTAACGCGAGGGCGGTTTTCCCCATGCCAGGACGGGCGGCAATATAAACGAGGTCGCCTTTTTGGTGGCCTCCGAGGATGTGGTCGACGTTTGAAATCCCCGTAGGTATCCCGCTTAGGCCGTGGCGCTCGCGCTCCTCAATGCTTTGGGTGGTTTCGGGGGTAATTTGGGAAATATGCGAGGTTTCGCCCTTGAGGTTTGATTTAATGAGGTCGGTTAGTTGTAACGAGTAGCTGTTATAAAGGTCGAACGGGTCGTTTTCAGGCGATAACGCTTCCTCAGCTAACCGAGCCGCCATTTTGGCGAGTTCCCTTTTAAGGTACATTTCCACCATTTGGAGCGCCCACGTCTCGAGGTTGGCCGTAGAACTTACGCGGGTCGTTAATTCTGATAGGTAAATCGGTCCCCCCGCCGCGCTCAATTGTTTCGATTTCCTCAGCGTTTGAGTTACGGTTAAAATATCAATGGGTAAATTTTCACTTTTCAATTTTAGAATGGAATCGAAAATAAGCCCATTACGCGGGTCAAAAAACTTTTCCGAGGTTAGGATACCCTCAACACGTTTGAGCGCGTTAAAATCGAGGAGAATGGCTCCTAGGGCTATTTTTTCGAGTTCGGTATCGTTTGGTGGTGTTAACATGGGTGGTTTTCGGGTTATCCGTGCGGATTGTATTTGTAAAGGATATCGGAGCCAGGAACTAATTCACGGTCGAGCTGGCGATAAACCTCCTCGGGTTTGGTTGTTTTTGGTTTATCCTCGAGCCAACGGCCGCCCCTCATTTTTTGGCGCCAATTTTTGACGGGCGTTCCTTTGGAATCTATCCATTCCCCATCGGTGTAATACTGCCAAGCCTTGGCGCCAGCCTCAGCGGTGGAACCGTTTTCGATAAACCAACTTTTAACCTCCTCAAGGGTTGGCGGGGTAAATTCTTTTTTTATAGACTTTTTTTCTTGAGTAACATTACCGTTACCCTTTACATTACCATTTACATTTACATTTACCGCTACGTTTGCTAAATCTTGCTTAGCTAAATTAGCATTTGCTAGCATTTGCTTAGATTTGCTTAGCCCTCCTTTTCGGCCGTTTTCTTTTCGTACCTCGGCTATTCGTTCCCATTTTTCTAAATCGCGCTCCCATTGATTAATAAAGGGGGTTAACGCAATTTTAAGCCAAAATTCGGAGGGCATTTCGCCGCTTAAATGATAATTATAAATCGCTAAAAACAGTTCGCCCGCTTGCTGGGTGTTGAGGTCGCCCAAGATATTGAGCGAATCAATGTAAAGAATAAAGGATTTTTTCATTTTAAAAATACGACTACCGCGCGCAACGGCGACCCCTCGCTCGAATGAGCTTAAGCATTACGGCGGTAGTCTGTATTTAATTTTTTCATGAGGTAGTCGCGTCGCAATAATAGCCCATTTTAAAACTCGAGCGTAACTTTTACGCCGTAACTTTTCAACACGTCGACGGCGCTCATAATTGCCTGATTGCGGTTGAATTCGTCGAGGCTTTTCCTCGCATATTCCTCGTTATTGGTTACGATGGGGAATGAGCTCGAGCGCTCGGGGGCATTTTGGGGCATTTCGGGGAGTACTCCCTGAGGCTTTGCCGCGCGTGGTTTTATACGCCTGAAAAGGTTGGGCGATTTTTTGAGCTTTTTGATGTCATACGCTACGGATCTCGGGCTCGCCACTAAATCGGGGAGGCTGTAAAATCCTTTTTGGTGGCGTATTAAGTGCCCAGCGCCTAACATGTGGGACATTAAGGAGCTCAGCGTCCCGCGTGGGGTATCGCTGAATTCATCGAGCATGTCGTTAACATGGAGGCCAGGGTTTGCGGTTATCCATTTTTGAACGCGCTCGATGCGAGCGACATAATTAAAAGGGCTTCTCTTTTGCATATTATAAATTTTAAGGTTTACGAATTAATCCAAGCGTTTTTAATAGATTCTTTATAGCGGTGAGCGGTTTCCATTCGCTCGCAAAGCGCATTGAGGGCGTCGATTTCGGCCTCGATTACAACGTAATGAAGTCGGCGGTTTTCAGGTTGGCGCGGGTCATAGCTGGCGAATATCCAAGCGGGTAAATTATGGGTTAACATGTTGCCCATTATCTGCCAGTAATAATCGGGGTTAACTTTTTTCAAATCCTCGGGCGTTTGCACCTGAGAATGGAGGTAATGATTAACCGAATTCCAAGGACATTTGATTTCGACACCCACGCGATCAAAATCGGGGAGCCATGCGAAAGCATCGGGACTGCATCCAAAGTAATCATTGAATAACTTAAACGACGGCTTAAATTCGAAACGATCGTCGGCGCATTGAATAGCTTTTTTAAGTTCATTCAAGGCGTGCTCCTCCCATTCGTTCCCCCAATCGATAGCGCGGGAAGTGGCTTCATTGGCGCTTTGGCCCGTGACCTCCTCCATTACTTTCTCGTAGATGTATTTTTTGGCGGTTTCGCTCATTTCGCCCGATTCCTTTGCGGCCTTTGTTTTCGGGTCCGTCATTAAAGCGCTGATTCCTGAGCCTGTGAAACGGCCGAGGCGTAGTTTATCCCAAGCGGCTGTTTGTTGGTTAACGGTCGCCATATACTCGGCGAGGTATGGGTTAATTTCCATTTTCTTTTGAAATTAAAAGGGTTTGTAAATTGGTTTTTTGTTCGGGGCTTAGATGGGCCTCGAGCGCTTTGATAGCGTCGGCCGCTTGAGGGTCGCCGTTAAGAATACCAACCTCGAGCCGAGCGATAAGCGCCTCGGGTAATTCGCCCGCGCTCGCTATCTTGAATGGTTTGTAAACGTCCTTATTTTTACGATTGAGGTCGCGGCCGAATATCGGGCCCAGGCTTTGGGCGGCGTTCTTTAAACATTCGCTTTTGAGTTTTGGGAAAGCCATGTCGAGGGCGTTGGCTTTTTTATTGGCGGGATTTAACGCCCATTGGTTGCGGTCGGTTCCCGTGACGTTTTCGGGTACACGATCAACCATAATGACAATGGAAGCGGCTCCCGTTCGGCGAATTTCGTAGCCCGTGACGGGGTGAATTACCACAAGCTCGAGCGCGCCTTGAATTTCATTCGCTACGGGGCTCCATTTAAAATTTTCGGTTTTCCATTGGCCAAAGAAAAGCTCGTCAAGCGACATTTCGATGTGTGAAATAACCACGGTCGAGGCCTTACGGTCGGGGGTTTGTTCGATGCTCAGCGGGTCGGGCTGAGAATTTAGGCGCTGGGTAAATTTCTGAATTTGCGCCATTGTTTCGGGGTTCAAAGGATACATGTTAAGGGGTTTTAAAAGTTGGCTAAACATTGGTTAAGTTCCTCGCAGTATTTGAGGAGTCCGTAAACCGCCACCGTCCACGCGGCGTATTTTACGAATCGAGCCGCGCGTCTCATAGCTTTTCAAATTTTGCGGTTACTGAATTCAGGGCCTCGTTATACACGCGAAAGAACTCCTCACGGCTTACGGGTTCGGCCTCCCATGCAAAGGCCTGTTTTACGCTTGAGGCATGGCGTACGACGTCAATTAACGGCGCGTCGATAGTTGGCCAATAAACTACGCGCAAAGCCTCGAGCGGGTCAATTACGGCGTAATAACAGGCGTTAAACTTTGCGAAGTAAGGGAGCTCGAATTCGAGAACCTCAAGGGTCGCTGGGCGTTCTAATTCAATCGTGATTGTTTTCATGATGTAAAGGGTTTTAAGGGGTTAAAAAGTTATTGCGATTTCGATGTCGTAATCGTGGCCGATACCGCCAGCGGTTGGGAGGTCGCCCGTCCATTCGTACTCGTAACCTTTGTCGTTACAAATTTCTTTGAATGAGTTAAGGCAGCTCCCGAGTTTGGGATAGTCGATAATTTGGGCGGTTCCGTTGTGGCGGTGTTTGATAATAATTTGATACATGTTATAAGGGGGTTTTAAGTTGCTTAATGAATGCGCGTTGATCAGCCGCGCCCCTGAGGGTTTTTTAAAATACGATTAGCTTTCTGATATACACGCTACCGTGTAAACCGCTTTTAAACGGGTTACGATCGAAAAAAAATGAATAACCCTCAGCGTTAAAACGGCCCTCGTAATACTTGCCAGCGGCCTCAGTTGCGGCAGCTTCGAAAGCTTTCTTTAAATATACGGGCGTATGCTTTGGGCCCTGAATATCTTCAAACTGATATTTTTCGCCGTCCTCGTTAGTCCAAATATCCGTTTTCGTTACGGTTCCGTACTTTGTAGCCATTTCGATTAATTTTTGTACTGCGTTCATGGGGTTTGTTTTTTAATTGTTTGACAAATATAATGTAGCTTTTTTGCTACATCCTAATTTAAAATGTTAACAAATGTTAAAATGAGGAATGACGCGGGTTTCAGAGGGTTTTTAGGCGTAAGAATACCGCCCATAATTGGGGAAAAGCTCGAAATACATCCGCATCGCGATAGCGTCGGCGTAATCGGGGCTCATACCGTGAGTTCGTTGGATTTCCTCCTTTCCTGTTACTGCTAACTTTCCGTCCCCATCGGGATTTTTGCGGCGGATTAAATCGAGCTCCTTAACGATTACGTCGCGGTTAGCCTGAGGGAAAACCATTCTATTGAGTTCGATAAATTCGGCGAGTTTAAAAAAGCATTCGGCCTTGAGGTTAACGAACCGCTCGGGCTTAGTAGCCCTTGAGCCGTTACGAAATTCGCGGCATTTTAAAACATCCACTAACCCAGCGCCCAGCCCGTCGGCATCGGCGAGCACGTTCGAAAGTTTTACTTTATGATGGTCCGCCATTGCACGAATAACGGCGGCGGTTTCGTCGATTTTCTTTTTTCTGAGTTCGGTTATATGAATGAGCGAAAGGCCGCGCCAAAGGGCGATAACGGTCCTATCTTTTCCAAGGCGCGCGACGTCGGCCGTTATATACAGTTCCCCGTCGTTTTGGGGCTCGCGAAAAGCCCTCAGGATGTCGTCGGTTAAGAAAAGGGCGTCGGCGGTTTCGTCGTAATCCCAATCGCCCTCAAGCAAGCGTTTACGATCCATCTCAGGCAACCGCGCCAAAGTCTCGGCGTATGTTGCTGGGAGGTGGGGGTTATCGCTAACCCTTGAGGGTATAAAGGAAATAAACGCGGGCAGGTTTTGAGCCCGCCACGGGGCATAAATTTCGTTATATAACCAACCTTTCGACGGGTTACACGTTAATAAGGTTTTCGGGCTTAAATCGAATTCCCTCAGTTTGTAACGGATACGGCTTCTAACGATGTCCACGGCTTTTTTACTAACCTGGCTACATTCGTCGATAAAGGCGTCGGTAATTTCTAGCGACCCGAGGGAATCAAACGAGGGGTCGGACGGGTACGAAAACAAATCCTTGAGAATGATTTCCGAGCCATTGTAAAACGTGATAACGTTCGATTGTGCGTTAAACTGATAATGTTCATTCGCTCGGAGTCCGAATAGCTGAGCAACCTCGAAAAAAGTTTTTAGGGTCGTTTTTTTCAGGGTGTCGAGTTTCGAGCGGCCAATAAGCCCCCTCGTTTTCGGGTATTTTAAACGGCGTTGGATTTGCCACGCGCAACCCGTGAACGACTTCGCCCCGCCAGCGGCTCCACCGAATAAAACAACCTCGGCGGGGGAATCCAACCCGAGGGCGTTTAAGCATTCGATTTGCTTGGGTAAAAAAGTAACCATTAAACGAGTTCGGTTAAAGGTTTACCCGTGAGCTTTGCGAGGCGTTTTAAAGCCTTTAAATCCATCCTTTCGGGGTTATCGAGCCAACGGTAAGCAGTCCAACGGGAAACCTTCATTTTAAGGGCGAATTCATTTCGGGTTCCAAAGGTTTCAGAAATTAGGTTATTGAGTTTATCGGAGTTCATGGCGGAGGGGGTTTCGAACGTCAAGCTCGTTTTCTATTCGTTTTAAAATTAGCCGCAGTCTTGAGGCCTGATTTTCGGGCGCGGGAAAGGCCGCGAGCGTTTCAAGGCGTAAAGCTCTCAAATCCTCGCTCGATAGGCGCGTCATTTCCTTTCGTTTCATAATGGTTTTTTAAATCCTCAAAGGCCGCCCGATACCCCTCGAGGTATGCTTGGCGAATTAATTGGGCTTCCTTAACGATCAACTCGGGGCTTTCGTTAATGAATTCACGGTAAGCCATAGCCGAAAGGCTCAAGGGGTTCGAATTGAGTTTTTTTCGGGTCTTATCGACCCATTCGTTAATTGGGGTTTGGTTTTCGTTATTCATTGCTCACCTCCTTTGTATGTTTCCCAAAGTTTAAAAGTCCTATCGTATAAAATATCCATAACATAATTACGATATTCTAAGTCGCTTATCATTCTCGTGTGAGTTTCCGCCAAAGGAGCGGATTCAATTGCTTTTGCAAAAAAAAATTTAACATCGTCTTCTGAAAATATTTTACTCATTGCTCACCTCCTTTCGATGCTAAATAATATTCATGTATTGATTTAGTTTTAAAATTTTGTTCGTAATAATCTCGGGCGGATGTTCCAACATATTTACCCGCTAACGCCCCCGCCTTAGCCCCGTCCCGATAGGCTTGCTCAATTTGGATTTGCTCAAGTGTTTTAGCGTAAGCCAACATACTACTAAAATCCTCTATATTGAGGTAAATTTTTCGGTCGTTATTATACCAACTAAACACGCGCGGCAATAAATAGTTAATGGCGGTTCTATTGATTCTTAAATAATCCTTAGTCATTTTCGGCCTCCTTTTGTTCGTGGTGTTTGTACTCCGATAGCCAGCCGCGATAATGGCCGAACGCAAAGCCGAGGACGGCCGCGCTGAGATGGGTTAGGAATAACCCCGATATTTCGTTAAATGTCATACGGTTATAAATTTGGTTTATATTTACGGCGGCAAATATAGTAGATTTTTTGCTACATTCAAACGGGGTGAAAACTTTGGAAAACGAAACGGCTCGATTATATCCCAAATGGCTCAGGCACGCGAGGGGATTAATGAGCGACCCCCACCGCGGCGACGACCTCCTCTCTGAAACCCTTTTAAAGATACTCGAAAACCAACGCGACAAAGCCGAGCGGCTGGCGGCTGAGGGTACTTTGGAATTTTACGTTAACCGCGCTTTGTTCTTAATGGCTATCGACCGCTCGAGCCGTTACCATGTGAAATTTAGTAAGTTCCTCAGGAATTGGGACGAAAATAGCGTTAAGCATCTCGAGGAACCTTTGGCCCCGTGGCTTGGATCGCGATTAAATAACGAGTACGTCGACGCCTATATTTCACTCATGCCACAAATGGACGCCGTGATTTTGAGGCTCTACGCTTTGCCCGATTTCAGTTATAAGGACGCCAGCGCCAAAACAGGAATCCCGATTAAAACCCTTTACAAATTAGTTGAAAACGCTTTAACCAAAATTCGAAAAAATGTTCACCGTACCCCCCACCATTCGGGCCCAGCGATTAGCGACGTGCACGGCCTGTAAACACTTCCGAGCCTCTACGTTAAGTTGCGGCACTATCATAATAGGAAACAAGCTCAGCCCCGAGGATTTGGCCGAGGCTGAGGAAAATAACAAAATAACCCACTACCGACGTAAAACTCGGCTTTGTGGGTGTTACATGCCTCGAAAAACGAAATACTCGTTATACCGTTGCCCAATTAATAAATGGGGGCGCTATCGGCTATCGGATGAGGAAACCGAATTACTACGGACCTTCATTTCGGGGCTTCCGTCACAGGGCTCAATAACAGGCCAAACGGTTCGCGACCTTGGCGAGTGGGTTTATAAAATGACGGGGAGCCGCGTTGGTTGCGTATCGTGCCGAGGGTCCGACCTCATTAGCTGGCTGAAAACGGAAATTAACGAGGGCCAATTGGACGATTAGGGACGTTTTCGGGCAAAAGGTTAAGGTTTAGCCGTTACTATTGCATGAAAGCTAAAATTAAATCCCTTTGGGCCCGAATCAAAGGGGAATTAATAGAATTATTCTCCATTCGTAACACCAAACAAAAAAAAACTAACTAAATGCCACTCCCAACGCGCCAACCTAACGAGGACCGCCACGAATTTATTGGGCGGTGCATGGCTGATAGTAAAGCAATTAAGGAATTCCCCGAGGCGGCCCAGCGTTACGCGGTTTGCCAATATCAGGCCGAAAAGCCTCAAAACGAAAACTAAGTAAATGCGATTTGGCCGTCGGTGGAATACCAATGTTTACGGGAAAAATTGATTTTTGAAGATGGAAAAAAAGAACGAAAAGGACTACTCGGAGTTTAACACTAAAAAAAGGGCGTTCCTCGACGCGCTCGAGGCTAACTTAGGTATTGTAACCAAAGCGGCCGCCGCCGTTGGCATGAGCCGCGAAATCCATTACTATTGGCTTAAGAACGACCCCGATTATAAACTCGCGGTCGATGAGCTCGACGGGTCCGTTTTGGATTTCGCCGAGGGCCAACTACACACGCTAATAAAAGAGGGGGATACCGCCGCGACGATTTTCTTTTTAAAAACCAAAGGTAAAAAACGCGGTTACATTGAGCGCCAGGAAATCACGGGCGCCGATAACCAACCCGTAATAACCATAAGCGCCAATTTATGAAACTGTATATTCCCGTAAGCGCCGACCAAATAACGTTAAAGCGGTTCGTCGATTTTGAAACGGCCGCCGACGATACCGAACGCGCGATGATTGCCATTAACAAAAGCCGCGAATATTGCGAGGGCCTCAAGGCCGAAACGGTGCAAACGGTTATCGATTTGTTTTCGACCGCTTGCATAACGGGAAAGGATACCCACGCGCCGACAGTGACCGTCGAGGGGGTTAAGCTGGGCTTTATTCCTGATATTAATAACATGACATTCCGCGAGCATGTTGACTTGGATCAACTTTCGAAATCGATTTGGCTTACGAATGGCGAAACGGATTACACGAACCTCCCGCAACTCGCGGCGATAATTTACCGCCCCATTTCCGAGCAGGTTGGGGATTATTATAACCTCGTTAAATACGATTCATCCAACGTTAAAAAGTACATGCACGCGATTAACGCGCTAACGATGGATCGCATTCAAGGGGGCTTGCTTTTTTTTTCGAGTATCGGCGCCGAATTAGTCAACAATTCGTTGGACTCTTTGGACCGTCTGATGGTGGCGGAGCTGACGACGATTATACCCCCTCAGGATTAAGCCGATGGGGTTGGTATCATATTCTCGAGGCCATTTCGGGGAATGATATAACGAAACACGAACTCG